CAGGGTAGCCGCTCGGGCGGCGGCATCTTCGACGATGGCAGCACGCAGACCATCAAGGCCACGCCGAAGACCGGCTTCGCCTTCGACAAGTGGAGCGACGGCAACATAGAGAGCACGCGCACGGTGAAGCTGACCTCCGACCTCACGCTCACGGCCTCCTTCAAGACGGACACTACGGGCGGCGGAGACCAGGGCGGCGGCACGCTGGGCGATTAGTGTGTGACATTTTAGAAAAATATGATTATGGAAAAGGGAAAGAATAACCAAGAGAAAGGCCTGGCAGAGCGTTCCAAGGAAGGAGCCGCCGTGGGTCGTATCGAGGTCGAGGTCGGTGGTAGCGTTTACCCCGCTTACATGACCAACGGCGCTATGCTGCGCTTCAAGCAGCAGACGGGCCGTGATTTGACCGACAGCGATGGTGGATTCTGCGACACGTTCACGCTGCTGTGGTGTTGTGTGGCCAGCGCGTGCAAGCGCGAGGGCGTGGCCTTCGGGATGAGCCTGGAGGAGTTTGCCGACGCCACCGACCCTGCCGACATCGAAGCGTGGAGCGCCTCGATGTTTGGCGATGACGGCGATGACGCGGATGCCGATGCTGGTAAAAAAAAAAAAGCATCGAGGAAATGCTTGGTTACGGTCTGGGGGTGTGCGGCTTGAGTTTTGAGGACTTCGGGCTGCTCACCCCCTCTGAGTTTCAGGCTATCGCAGCGGCCCGCCACCGCTACGACGACGACCGGGAGCGGGAGGCGTGGGAGCGTGCGCGGATCGTGGGCGTGATGAGCGTGAGCCCGTGGAGCGGGAAGAGCGTGGATCCGAAGCGTGTGCTTCCGTTGCCGTGGGACCAGCGGCAGGAGGAGCGGCCCGAGCCGAGCGAGCAGAAGCCCGCGACGAAGGAGGAAGCGCAGCGCGCCTTCGAGGCCCTGATGAAACGTCGGAGAGAGGCCGAGGAAAGGAGGAAGAAGCATGGATGAGAAACAGAAAATCGGGCAGGCGTGGAACGACCTGCTCAAAACATTTGACCAGCGCGAGATGAAGCGGACGCTGAAGGACGCATATCGGCGGACGGGCAAGATGATCGCGGCCGTGGCGAAGCGCAGCGTGGAGGGCAGCGGCATCAATGACGCGGGGAAGTTGGCCAAGGGCGTGCGCGTGCGCGTCTATCCGCGCGGCGGCGGTTTCATGATCACCGTGAAGCCTCACGGCAAGAGCGGGTACATCAAGAACCGGCACGGGCTGGAGAAGCCTGTGCTGATGTGGGCCGCGGAAGGTACAAAGCAACGCTATCCACGCGGATGGGCGAAGCGTTTTCTCGTGAACACGGGGGACGGTTTTCGCTGGGTTGGCAGGAACAGGGGCAAGATGCCCGCCTACCACTTTCTGGACGCTGCCGAGGCGCAAGGCCCGAAGATTGTGGAGGAGGAAATCGGGACGGCTATCGAGAACGCCACGATGAAGCGTGCGGCGAAGCTGGGGTGGCTATGAATATACTTTATTTATTATAATAGAATATGGCAAAGACTATTCCTTTTAATATCAAGATCCGCATCGACGGCAAGGACGTAGTGGTGAGCAGTCGGCGGGATGTGGAGAGATTAGGCGAGGCCCTGAACGCTTCGACGCAGCGGGCGAACCGTTTCAGAGATTCGATGATCAAATGGTCGGCTATCAGCTCGACCGTCGGTAACGTCTATAGCTCCCTGCAGAATCTGACCAATATCATGGGCGGGTATATCGCGAAGGCTAACGCCGCCACGGAGGCTCAGACGAAGCTGACGACGGTGATGCGGCAGCGCATGAGTGCGACGGCTGAGGACGTGGCCTCGGTGAACGCGGCGGTGGCCGCTCAGTCGAAGCTCGGCGTGGTGGGTGGTACGGTGCAGCGCAGCGGCCTCCAGCAGTTGGCCACCTTTGCCAGTCATAAGCGGACGCTGACGGCCCTGCTTCCCGCCATGAACAATCTGCTGACCCAGCAGAAGGGCCTGAACGCTACGAGCGAGGACGCCGTCGGCATCGCTAACCTATTGGGCAAGGCGCTGCAGGGTCAGACGGGCGCCCTAAGGCGTGTGGGCATCACCTTTAGCGAGACCCAGGAGAAGGCACTGAAGGCCGGCAACGAGGGCGAGCGCGCGGCCATGCTCGCCGAGATCATCACGCAGAACGTCGGCAACATGAACGCCGAGCTGGCGAAGACGGACGCGGGAAAGGCGAAGCAGCTGGCCAATAGCTTTGGCGGGGTGATGGTGAATATCGGCAAGGCCCTCATGCCGTACCAGAGCATGATCGCCCAGTTTGGGCAACTGGGCATGGCCGTGACGGGCGTGGTGCAGTTTGGCACGGCGCTGGCTGGCTGTGGACGGGCCGCTGCTGGCGCCGTCACGAAGCTGCTGAAATGGGGGCCCGTCTCTCAGGTGGTGCGCCAGGCCTCGGTGGGCATGGGCGCCGTGCTGGAGGTACTCATCGGCAAGCTGCGCGGCGTGGAGGTGGGCGCAACGACGACGGCCACGGCCATTAGGACGCTGAAGGTGGCCTCGGTGGTGGGTCTGGCCCTCGCTGCCCTCTCGGCCATCATCTACGGCGTGTCGAAGACGCTGGAGCAGTCGAAGCAGGCGCTGAGCGCCGAGGCCGTGGCGAAGCAGACCAACAAGCAGCTGACGGAGCAACTGACGGAGCGGCTGAAGGATTCGAAGGCCGCCGTGGCCGACAATATAGCGCAGCTCTATAAGGACATCGCCGTGACGAAGGACTGGAACGGGACGAAGGCTCAGGAGAAGAAGAAGGTGGAGGAGCTGAACAGTCGGTACGGCGAGACGATGGGCTACTTTAGCAGCGTCAGCGAATGGTACAAGGCGCTGACGGAGAACAGTCAGGCGTACTGCGACCAGCTGACGATCGAGGCTACCATGCGCGCCCTCGCTAATCAGGCGGCCACCAATAACATGAAGCTGGACGACCTGGAGGAGAAGCGTAAGAAGGCCTCGACGGTCCGGCAGACGCTCGCCCAGCAGCATCCGTTCCTCTATGGTATGATGGTGGCCGAGGGCGCTAATCTCGACACGATGCACAAGGGAATCAGGGGCACGAGCGAGAGGGAGCGGATAGACGCTCAGATAAAGGCCGTGAAGGCTGACAATCTAAGGTTAAAGCAGCAGATGGCGGCGTATGCGAAGAAGGGCCAGGCGATCACGTTCAAGGTGAAGGGCAGCCCGGAGCCGCCTACTACTACGACGACTACTACGCACACGACGCCCACTACGCCCACGACGCCCGCTCCGGCCGCGAACGACGTGGTGGACGAGCCCGAGATCACGGACGGCATCCTCTCCATCCGTCAGCTGGACGAACTGGTGGAGAAGCTCTACGCCGACCTGCTGGCGCTGCCCGATACGAAGGTGAAGGAGGCGCTGGACATCCAGGACGACATCGACACGCTGGAGGACTATCGGAAGAAGCTGGAGACGCTCCAGCGGATGCGGTATGAGCGCAGCGGCGGTCTGAAGGCTGACATGGGGGCGAGCGGTACGATCGGCGGCAACGTGGCGGGGAACACGGCGCAGGTGGATCTGGCCGCGCTGGTGCGCCCCGTGCTTCCATCGGCGGAAGAGCTGGAGGCAAAGAAGAAGGAGCTGCAAGGCGTGAGCGGTTTCGACATCATCGCTAAAATCGACCTGAGGAACAACGAGGCCGATGAGCTGCGGAGGCAGATGGAGACGGTGGCCGCAGCGGTGGATGCTGGCGAGATAGGCCGCGAGATGGGGGAGATGCTGGCCGACGGTATCAACAAGCAGCTGGCGGGCATCGGAAAGGTGCCGCTTCGATTCGGGAAAATCCTGAGGAACACGGACAGCGTGAAGGAGCGCATGGACAAGGCTGCGGACGCCATCAATCAGGTGGGGTCGGCGCTGCAGGGCATGGGTAGCGCCTTCGAGCTGCCTGAGCTCAACATCGCGGGCACCATCGCGCAGGCCATCGCCACTACGGCCATGGGCTTTGCTCAGGCCAGTGCGAACGAGGGCAAGAACGGCAACCTGTGGGAATGGGTGGCCGCCTCGGCGGTGGGTGTGGCGCAGCTGATGGCCATAATCAGCGCCGTGAAGGGCTCGACGGGCTACGCCACGGGCGGTATCGTCGGCGGCAACTCCTATACGGGCGACCGCATCCCCGTGCGTGTGAACTCGGGCGAGATGATCCTGAACCGCTGGCAGCAGAAGCGCCTGTGGGACGTGGCCAACGGACTGGGCAGCGTGCCTCAGGTCGGGAGCGTGCGACCATCGATCGGCGCTGGCAGCATCGCGCAGGCGACGGTGCATGTGAGCGTGAGCGGGCGACTGGTGGGCCAGGGGCGGCAGCTGGTGGCCGTGATCGGCAACGAGCGGAAGGCGAGAGGCAAGGCTGGCTGGCGTCTGCCATGGGAGTAGGTGCTTGCTGCTTCGACTTCTGCAAAAAAGCCCCCGACACGCATGGACGCGTGCCGGGGGCTTCGGATTATAGAGAATATGAAAGATGTCCGGCTTATTTCTTCAACCTGCCTATGATGTAGAGCAGGACGATGAGGACGAAGAAGGAGTAGCCGATATAGCCGAGGACGGCCCTGTCGAGCGGTCGCCGGTCGGTCTCTATGTGCTTCTTCTGTACTGCCGAGATCGTGTCGGTGCGGCTGATCAGACGGCAGGAGTCGGTGTCGATGGCGCTGGAGGTGGCCGCCCGGGCCTCCTTGTGGGAGGACGTGGAGGCGGTGGAGCCGTCGTGGTAGCGGAAGCGGCGGGCGTTGATCCAAATCTCTGTAAAGGTGGTGTCGGCCTGCTGCCATGTGGCCCGTCGGTAGTGGGCCGCCGTGGTGTCGGCGGTGGTGGTCTGCTGGCGCACGGTGTCGCGGCTGGCCGTATGGGCCGTGGTCGTGTCGGTACGGACGGCGGCGTGGGTCTGTGTGGCCATGGCGTCGGCCGTGGTGGTGGCCGTGGATCGCAGTTCGTCGGAGACGGTGCGCCGGGAGGCGCAGGCCATGAAGGCGATGATGAACGCCAGGATGGCTATGATGTGGAGCGGCTTAGATGTCTGCATATTCTTTGATGGCGTTGAAACATGGGCATAGTTTTTGCCACTTCTCGGGAGTGGATTCTCCCCAGATGGATCGGTGGCCGAGGATGACGGCCTTGGGGTATCTGCTATGGATGTCGGCGAGGAGGGCGCGCAGCGCGGACTTCTGCGCAGGCGTGCGGGTGTCTTCGATATGGGCGCTCCCTACGTCACGGGGATTAGCCTTGTGAAGGCCTATTCCTCCGATGTAGGCCACATGGATGGCGTGGGCGTTGTAGCCCTTTACGCCGTTGGAGGCCTTGTCCTCGGGCTGGAGGCTGACGACTTCTCCGGAGGGCTTGACGACGTAGTGGTAGCCCGGGTTGCTCCATCCGATGGACTTCCAGCCGGCTCGGAGCGATTCGACGGAGGCGGTGGGGAGGGTGGCCGTGCAGTGGACGAAGATGTGGGTGATCTTTCTCTTGTTCATGATTCTTGTTTCTTTGGGTTGGAAAGGCCAGGGACGGGAGGACCCGCCCCTGGTGGTGGTTACTTGGCAGCTGCGACGGCTGCATCGACCTCGCCGGGGGTCATGGCTACGTCGCCGCCGTCGATCTCCTTGAGCGTGGTGGCATCCACGGCGTAGTAGGCCTTGCCCGTGGAGGTGTCGAGGTAGATCTTGTGGAGATAAAGCTGCTTCTTGGTTTCCTCGTCGGGCGTGGCGATGTTGAAGTCTTTCCAGTTGCCGTAGTACTTGCTACCATCGCTGGCGATGATGCTGTCGATGGCCACGGCGCCCGGCGTGGTGCTGGGGGTGGCGGACTTGACGATGACGAGGGCCACGACGGACGTGGCCGAGGTCTGCTGGAGGGTGGGCTTGGAGGCGAGGAAGCCATCGAAGCGGACGACGTCGTAGCCCGCCACGTTGAGCTGGTCTCCCAGTCCGCCGCCTGTGCCTCCCGTGAAGTCTTCGAGGGCCGAGATGCGCTGGTCGAGTGCGTTGTTCTGCGCCTTGGTGGCGAAGGTCTCCCCCTTGGTGAGGGTGATGGTGTCGCCGCTGACCGTCATGCCCGTCACGGCGTTGCCCGATCCGCTGACGGAGGGCGTGCCGATGATGTCCTGCTTGGACCATGAAGTGGTGCCGGAGGTGGAGCCGTCCTTGGTGGTGGCACCAATCTTGAGCTTCATGGTGTGGTTGTGGGCTGAGGGCGTGAAGGTGGAGGGCTTGCCCGTGACGCCCGACCAGGGTACGGAGGCTGCGGTGCCCGCAGCGTACTCCATGTAGCCTGCCGAGGTGGAGAGCTTGCTCTCATCGACGACGATGTACATGCGTCCCGTGGCCGTCACCTTGACGGTGTCGCCGAGCTGTACCTGGGAGGTGGTGAGCTTGTAGCGGGCCGCATCGTCGGCGACGGTGACGACGCGCTCCAGGGCTCCCTGCGGGATGTGGGAGATGTCGATGACGCCCGTGATGCCCGAGGCGGGCACGGTGTCGGCTGCTTTGGCTGCGTTGACTTTGACGGCGGGGATGACGTCGGTTTTGAGTTTGGTAACAAGGCGGGTTACGCCTGCAGAATCGAGATACTTTGCCATACTATTTTATGAATTTAAAGTGATGAATAATTATACTTTTGTTGTTGTCATTTACGAGGCCGAGACGCGCTGCCATAGGACGTAGCCCTTGGCCAGATATTGGCCGCTGCGCCCATTGGTGCAGAGCGTGAAATGATAGACCGAGGCGGCCTGGAGTGTGACGGCCCCCTTGATGGAGGTGATGCCTCCGAAGGAGACGGCGCAGCTCTGCGCGCCCGTGATGACGCATCCACGGTAGAGGCCGTATCCGCGCGTGATGTCGGTATGGAGGAAATTGATCCAGAACTTCGCCCCGGCTGAATAGGTGGCGGCGGTGAGGTCGAGGATGAGTTCCTCGGAGCTGGTGAAGTTGGAGACCTGGATGGAGGTCGATGTGGGGCGCTCGTGGCGCACTGTCGGGAGGCTGGCTCCCTTGGTGAGCGTGAGGGTGTGGCCGCTGATGGATGCGGCTGATACGGCTTGTCCCGTGCCCGTGATGGAGACGGAGGAGACGCCGTTGGTGATGCCATAGCCGGAGAGGGTGGTGGCCTTGACGGCGAAAATCGTCTTGAGCTTGGTAACGAGGCGGGTGACGCCTGCTGAATCGAGAAATGATGCCATGGTGTATGTGTGGAGTGATTGGTTATCCTACTGTGATGATTCGGGCGGCGGGCGTGACGGTGGTCACGTCGGCGGATCGCTTGGACTTGTCGATGATGGTGGCCGAACGCTTCGACTTGTCTATGATAGTGGCGGAGCGGAGGGTCGTATCTACAAGCGAGGCAGAGCGGAGGGTCGTGTCGATGAGCTCGGCTGCCTTGGGTTCTTTCCCTTCCTCTGCCTCTTCCTCTGTCGTCTCTGCTACAGGCGCTGCTACTGCTGCGGACGCTTCCTCTTGGGATGCTGCCTCTGCTTCCTCTGCCTCCTTTACTTCCTCTGCTTGGTCTGCCACCTCTGCTGCTGGTGATGGCGAGGCGGGCGACTTGGCGGGCGAGGAGGAAGAGGGACGGGAGGCTGCCGCCGTGATGGCGTCTATCTCGTCGAGGGGTATGGCGTCGGCTATGACCTGGCCGGTGGTGTCGGTGACGATGGGTCTGAGCTCTGCGCCCGTCCACCAGTAGGGGCGGTCGTCGTCCTGGCAGACGTAGAGGTTGCCCGCGGCGGGGGAGAGACCGTCGTTGTAGAGCGAGCGGGAGCCCCAGTTGTCGTAGAGCTTCGGCGGCGCTGAGGAGGAGACGGGGCTGGAGGAGCGCTCAGCCACGGCGAAGCGTGCGGCAGATCGGACGAACCACACCTCCAGCGGGAGGGCCGGAGAGGCTGATGCTGGCGAGATCTCGCCTGAATCCATGAAGCCACGGAAGGGGAGCACCCGTCGGTCCGTGGCCGAGGATGGGCCCGCGGTCCCGTTGAGGTAGGCACGGACCACCTCTGCCGTCACCTTCATCTGGCGGCTGCCGTTGGCCGTGGCCGCCTCGATGAGGAACTTGTCGCCGTCCCATACGGAGGCGGTGAGGGAGAAGTCTTGCGAGATATTCATTTTTCTTTTTCTTCTTAACTCATGAACTACTGGAGCGTCTTGCCGACCCATCCGAAGGGCGAGGCACCACGCCCGACGAAGACGAGATAGACCATGCGCTTGGCGCAGGTGTAGGTCTTGTTTTTGAAGGTCGTGCCGTCGATGGTGAGGGCATGTGCACCGGGGTCGATGGTGAGATTGTAGGACCCACAGGGCAGGAAGAGGTAGCAGTCGCCGTGCTGCGGGTTCTTTGGCAGGGCGACGGTGGCTGCCGCTATATTGACGAGGACGGCGCCCGAGCGCACATAGACCCGCTGGCCGTTGGAGTAGGTCGGCGAGCCCTGGGGCAACGGATGGGGCACGTTGTAGGCGTCGCTGGTATCGACCAGCTGGACCGAGCCATCGATGAGGACGGGCTCGGGCCGATGGCCACGGGTGATGCCCTGGACGATGTCGAGCGCCGTGCCCGGGTAGCTGTCGTTGGGACGGCCCGTGAGCTGGAGGGCGACGGGCCAAAAGATCTCCTTTCCGCTGGAAGCCGAGATGGCGCCCACGATGTTGGACTGGGTGTCGAACAGGACGCGGCCCTCCTCGGAGCGTGAGGACTGGACCGTGATGGAGGTCGGCGTGATGGTGACGCCGTTGCGCGCATCGTCGGAATTGGTCAGTCCACCGTCCTGGATGGCGAAGCCTCCGATGGAGCCCGAGGTGGCGTGGATGGTGCCCGTGAGGTAGGCCGAGGTGGCGAAGAGGTTGCCCGTCTCATCGACGGCGAAGGTGTAGGTGGAGCCGTTGAAGCCCGAGCCGTCGGGGTAGGGCTGAGCAGCGCCCGCCCAGAAGGGGAAATCGCCACCCATGCCCGCATAGGGCGCCGTGGCGTGCTTCTTGCGGATGGCGATGGCGTTGCCCTGGAGGAAGTCGATGCGCGCATCGCGGGCGATGAGGAAGGAGAAGAAGGCCGAGTCGGCATTGACGCCGACGGAGCGCCAGTGGTCCGTATCGGCGGGCGGGAGGGCGTGCAGGGCGGCCCGATAGACGTAGGACTGGACGCAGCGATAGACGTCCCAACCGCTCTTGGCCGTGTCGGAGGGCACGGCGTAGAAGTCGAGGTAGCAGAAGCCGTCGGCGGTGATGGTGGATCCGTCGTAGAGCTGCTGGCCGTCGTCGAGGCGCTGGTAGATGCGCGAGGTGCGCCCGTTGGCTCCCGCCTGTCCTCGGTCTCCCTTCTCTCCCTGTATGCGTCCGAGGTTGGCCCATGCCGTCTCGGTGGCCATCCACACGTCGCCCGCGAGGATGTAGGCGTCGCCCTGGTTGGTGGTGATGGAGGCCCATGCGCCGCCCATCTGTCGGACGGCGACGGGCGTGCCCTCTGCTCCCGTATCGACGAGGAAAATGCCGTCGGGCGCTGGCGAGGGGAGCGAGGCCATGTTGACGACATGGCCGAAGGCCGTGCCCCTGAGGGTCCACGACTTGCCGTCCTTGCCGTCGAGGCCATCCTCGCCCCGCTGGCCACGGTCGCCCGTCAGTCGGACGTAGGAAGAGACGGGCGAGAAGGTCTGGAGACCTCCCGCCTGCTGCTGCCAGTCGGTGAGCTCTATCCACAGATAGGGGCGGGCATCGGTGGTGGCGAGGGGCACGTCCTGCCATGTGGCAACGTCGTCGGGCGGCGTATGTGGAGAGGCGGTCGTGGCCCGGGCCGAGAGCGCATAGCGCCGGCGCGTGCCGTAGGCCGTGCCGTCCCTGCCTTGCTCTCCACGGTCTCCGTCGGCGATGACCTTGATGGTGAAGACGTAGGTGAGGGCGGCCCGTCCCTCGCAGTCGATCGTCACCTCGACATAGGCCGTGGGGCGTGAGGAATACTCGACGCTGTCGATGTAGAGCGTGGAGTGGTCGAAGTGGGCCGTGCAGCCGACGGGCAGACAGAGAAGACGGTACTGACCTGTGGCGGGCGTGGCGGTGGCGTCCTCCTGGCAGGTGAGCAGCGTCTGGCCGCGTCGCACCTGTATGGACGTATGGAGCAGCCACGACTTGGAACCATCGGCGAGCGTGGAGACCACGGGCTGTTTGGGCCGTCCCTTGGCGTCGAGGGCGAGCGTGTCGGCGAGGTTGTCCACCGAGTAGGTGTAGGGGTTGGGGTCTCCGAGGTCTGCGAGCTGCTTGAGGTGGCCGTCGAGGTAGATGCTGTTGGCATAGACCGAGTAGCCCGAGAAGTCCATCCCGGGGACGGGCGAGAAGGCGCTGAGGTCGCCCACCTGCATTCGTATCTGCTTCGAGGAGAACTCCCAATCGGAGACGCCCGTGAGGAAACGCTCGTAGGTGAGCGTGGAGTAGCGTGAGGACTGGCGGGCGGTGTCGGTGCGGTTGCCATAGCTGACGAAGTGCATGGCGGCGGTTGGGTGCATCTGCCGCGGGTAGTTGGCAGAGACTGGGCGGAGACGGTAGGACACCTTTCCATTATGGAAGGTCTGGCCAGTCTCGTCGTCCGTATAGTCGGCGACGGCGGTGATCTCCCAGTAGGCCGTATAGAATCCGGCAAAACGGAAGTTTCCGTGGTTGTCGTCGGCACTTTCCGATGCGTTGTCGGCGGCGGTCTCGGAATGGTAGATGCCCATACAGAGGTCGCCGACGGCCACCGTGCCTATCTCTCCCGCTTCGAGATGGAGGAGGGCCGTGCCCGTGGCGTCTGAGGCTGGGGAGACGGAACGGATGATGCCGCCGCCAGGGGCCCGCCACTGGTTGCCCACATGGACCGAGACCCTGTTGAAGCGCAGCTCGGGCACCTCCAGAAAGCGCCGGAGCGTCAGCGAATCGAGCTCCGCCGAGCCGTCGGGACGGATGCGGGCGCCGTGGCCCGTGAGGCCGTCGGCAAAGGTGCCATCCTCGGAGAAGGTGGTCTCGCCCCGGACGATGGCCACCGTTTGGACGTCGAGGCGGTCGGCCTGCAGGCTGCCGTTGACCGTGGAATCGGCAGACGCCGTGAAGCCTTTTCGGAGGGTGATATGGCCCTCAGCCGTGTCGTCGTTGACCTTGGAAAGGAAGAGCGAGCGGGCGTTGTCCCATAGGGCATTGATGCGGTCGGCCACCTCGTTGATCCACGCACGGACCTGCGAGACGAAGGAGGCTGGAACGCCTGAGGTCTCCTGCCCCTGCACATGGATGGTGGTGTGGGTTGAGGATTTGCTTTTATCCTTTTTGCGGAAAAGTCTGATACCAATCATTTGCGCTTTTTGATTAAAGTGAAACTCGAACCCGCTGCTACTCCTCCTTCATCCGCACCTGCGACGTGGCGGACTGGAAGTCGTAGCCGACGGCGATGACGGAGAAGGTACGCCCGTCGAGGGCGGGATGGGTGAAGCGGGCGAAGGGCAAGGGGAGCAGTCCTTCGAAGTCGAAGGAGAGCTCGATGCGCGGGACGTGGTACTCCTGATAGTAGGAGTCGATATAGTCCCGCTCGGCCTTGACGGCGATGGGCGGGACGGCATCGGGCGCTGCCTTTAGCCAGTCGAAGATACGCAGGACGGCGTCGCCCGTGGTGAGATCGACGGCCACGGACGGCGCTACCGTGTTGGCGCATCCCAGCTCCTCGCACTCCGAGGTGGTGAGGGCCGAGTGGATGCGCATCTCGAGGTCGTCCTTCTTGTTGACGAAATCCTCATCCGTGTCGGACATGAAACTGTGTTCGGAATCCGTATCGGCTCCCGCCATGCCGTTGTCGGAATGGAGCTCGATTTTGAGGTCTCGCACCATGATGGAGGAGACGCGCGAGAGGATGGGGACGGTGGTGGCGGTCCACTTCTCCTTGCGGAAGAAGGTGCGGTGGCGGCGCGTGATCTTGTCGAACTGCGCATTGAAGACGGGCCCGAGGATCTCGAAGTGGACCCGCCCGCGCAGGTGGTCGGAATGGCGCACGGGGATGGCCATGCCCTTGACGTCGAGGCCGAGGGTGTAGTCGATGTTGTTCTGGATGTCGAACTGGGTGCCGATAATCTTGTCGCCGATCTTCGGGTCGAAGCCGATGGTGATGGTCTGCGCATAGTCTTCGTCGAGGGCCGCATCCTCGTCGCCCGGGTGGGCCGCCCGGCATTGCTCCAGCGTACGGAAGGGCTTCCAGCTGATGTTGTTGATGTGGCCATAGCGGACGACCACCTCCTCGCCGTCGATGGTGACGGTGCGGTTGCCGTCCTCGTCGAAGTCCTTATCCTCGACGGCCACCTTGTCGCCGACGCGGAGCATGCACTCCAGCGCGCCTATCTTGGAGACATTATCGACGGAAGAGCCTACACGGGAGTAGGAGAAGGCGAGATCCTGGGCGTCGTCGTCGGTCCAGGGGTAGAAGCCCTCCCAGGCGTTGAGGTAGGGCTGGGCGAACGGGTTGTCGGACTTGACGGGCTGGGTGGAGACGGCACCGTAGTCGGTGGTGGCCTCCTGAGGCTGTGGCTGGCTCTTGGGCGTGTCGGCCCGCCACCAGCGCATGGAGAGGCGGCGCTCGCCGTCGCGTCCCTTCACCCATCGGACAGGGTCGTACTGGGCCCGGTTGAGATAGTTGACGGACTGGCGCAGGACGGGGTTGAGGATGATGGAGCCCGAGATGACGATATAATTCTTCGTTTCGTCGTCGGAGGGCGAGTAGATGCCTCCCGCCGCGTTGCCGTCCCATGTGGCCACGGGGGCCGCCCGGCGGAGGTCGTCGGGCTGTGGATAGGTGGTAGCCTCGTCGTCGATGAGGTTGCCATTGACGGAGACCACGAGGTAGTCGGCCATCTCGACGGTGGAGGTGAGGGAGTTGTCGGTGGCTGACGCCTTGCGGTCTATCTTTCCCATGGAGAGGATGGCCGCTCCTATCTGCTTGCGCAGGAGGCCCGGTATGCGCTGCTGGTCCTGCTTCGTGCCGGTCCACTGACGGACGCCCCCGCGCCCGTCGCCCGTGCCGATGCGCCATCCTATGGCCGACTTCGCCCAGAGGAAATACTCCACGGTGTGGGCTGCGTCGTAGGTGGTGGGCTGGTCGCTGAGCAGGGCCTGAAAGGCCTTGGAGGAAGCGTCGCCCGTGCCTGCTGCCCACAGGCAGGTGGCGTAGAGCTGCTTGCCCGTGAACATGGGGACTATCGCATCGGAGGAGAGCGGGGAGGTCACCACCTCCGAGGTGTCGGCGGGTTTGACGTCGAGGACCAATCTGTTGTAGGTCTCGCCCATCTCCATGTCCATGCGGGTGCCATAGACGTTGCCGACGGAGAGGGCCTGCGGCGAAAGCGGCTGGACGAAGTCGGGCGCGCCACCTATGAGGCAGCGCCACTGGACGGAGGGCTGCCGGAGGCTCTCCCAGGAGAAGACGAAGAAGTCGAGGCCCTGCTGGACGATGTGGAGGTTGAGGTAGCGCAGCATGTGCTCCAGGGTCTCCAGCATGGTCATGGTGTCGTCCTCGTCCTCGCCGATGAAGACCGTCTCGGCCACTCCCACCTCGGAGAGGATGGAGAAGCGGCGGGCGGCGTCGGAGCTGAGGGCCTTGCTGCCTTCGTAGTAGAGACGGTAGGGGAAATCGGCGCAGGGGGTCTCGCTGAGCAAATCCTTGATGATGGAGAGGAAGGACCGGACGGAAGACGCCTCCCTGACCTTCTGGAAGGAGACCCCGGGTGCGCCGATGTGGGCGTAGGAAGCGTATTGTAGGGAGGAGAGGGCGTCGATGAGCGGGAGCTCGATGTCGTTGGAGAGCTGGCCGCCCGAGAAGTCCTGCGAATACTGGCGAGGCTCGACGCATCCGAGGAAGCGCGTGCGCGTGGTGCCGTCGGCCTCAGCGACCGAGACCGTGACGACGGCGTCGCGGCAGGCCCGCTGGTAGAACTCGGCGCGGTAGTCTGTGGTCTCCAGCCGGAGTGTGGCCGAGGACTGGAGGACGACATCAAAGGTGTCGTTGAGCCCGCTCTCGGTGGTGAACGCCTCGGAGGCCGGGAACCACAGACCCGCCTCGTCGCTGCCTATCTCTATCGAGGTGAGGGTGTCGCGGCGGGTGATGATCTCGACCGTGACGGCGAGGGCCGAGCTGTTGAGGAATGTGCCGTGGATTCTCATTTTTGCTCTTTCTCTTTGTCTTTCTCTTCCTTGGTGGTGTCGGTGGACAGGTTGGACAGTCGGTCGTTGACCTCGCTGAGGATGGCCTTGCGGGTGGACGAGACGTACATGGTGAGGCCGAAGACGGAGCCAGCGTAGAGGATGGTCTGTGCGAAATACCACAGGACGGAATCCTCGATCGTGTAGTTGCTCAGGAAGAAGCTGAGGAACGAGAGGACGATGCCGCTGGCGAGCATGATGCAGGCCGAGGCGTACTGTATGGCTTCCTTGCGGTCTTTTGTCATATTGGCTTTTTATTGTTCGGCGGGCGGGGCCGTATCGGCGCCGAGGCGCTCGACGATGCGCTGCTCGCGCTCTGAGAGCGGGATATGGATCGCCCGTTTGGCTTGGGCTTTGGCTTGGGCTTTGGCTTTGGCTTTGGCTTGGGCTTTGGCTTTGGCTATGAGGAAATGGACGCCGAATAAGCCTCCCCGCTTCGGATGGAGGTCGAGGGAGCGGACGCGGACGCACTCGGAGCGTCGGACGGCGAAATCTATCCCGCCATTGCAGATCGTCTGGAGGTCGGAGACGGAGAGCAGCTCGTCGGGTGTGTCGTAGATGGGCAGCTCCTTCTTCTGATTCTGAGACGGGCAGGCTCTTATGAGGTCGTTGAGGCGCGGGGCCGTCATCAGGGCGACGCCGGGGAAGAGGGATGAGGCAAAATTGACTCGCACATTCGCCCCGTTCTCAAAGATGAGGCCCGTATTGATGATGACGGCGGTGGCGTAGGTAGAGACGGTGGCGATGGTCATGCCCGGGCCGAAGAGGAAGAAGGGAATGTGGCGGGCGGTGTAGAACTTGCATATTTTGGAAAACATGGAGAAGGGCGGGTTGTCGATGACGATGCCATTCTCTGGGTATTCTGCCCGCTCGTAGTCGCCGCCGGGGTAGAAGGGACGGAGGATGGTGTGGGCGTTGGTGAGCTTGCCCTCCTCGCGCAGATACTGGAGCACGGCCTCATAGACGTCGGGCGGCGTATAGGTGTCGTCGGTGGTCTTGGGGAGGTCGCGAAACTTGGCGACGTAGGATTCGTAATCGTGGAAAACGATGGGGTTGCGGCTTCCGCCTTGCTGCACCTTCGGCTGATCGGACGGACGCTGGGGAGTATTCTCGGGGAAGAGGTTGAGCTGTTTCATTTTTTTGTTTTCTTGTTTTTAAAAAAATGCGGCCACGATTCTCACGAAGGGCGGCCGCGGTGGTAATTAAGATAACACAAATTGCCTATGATAGAATAAAACAAATTTTCGATAGGAAAAACGGAGGGCGGACGCATGGTGCATTCCGCCCTCCTGCGGGTGTTCCTAAACCTCGAAGTATCGCTATCGACGGTAGGAACGGATGGAAGGGACTGCGAGTCTCCCTACCTCCTGTTGGTGTTCCTTAACCGTCGAAGTATTGGGGAAGGTCTGAGAAAAAGAAGGGCGGCTATCCTCACGGACGGCCTGCCCAGTGTATTATGATTTGCGATGAAAAAAGAACGTCTATAGAAAAAGGGAGGGCGGGAACGATGTCGCCGCGCCTCCCGTCCCTGTAAGGTACAGGCCCGGCAAAAGTCTCTTCTTTGCGAAGAGCTATGGGGAAGGTCTGAGAAAAAGAAAAGGGGTGCGCTATCCTCACGGACGGTGGCCTTGGAAAATACAATTATGAGCTTGATTTGCTAACAAAATAATTGGAAGGACGCGCGGTCCTCGCGGATGGCGCGCCCGGATAAATTCGCAAAATATGAGATTATATGAAAATATAAGAATTTCCAAATAAAAGCGGGCGGGGACAAAGGAATCGTTTGCACACTCACTTGATCGTCCCGCCCGCCCGGTTTTCCTAAGACCGCGCACTGACGTGCGGGGGAGGTTTGAGGGGAAAACTGGGGAGGGCCTCACGGCAGTCCCCAGAAAAATGCTAAACAATTAAACTAAACAATCATATATCTTGCTTTATGCTTTCCAAAATTTAAAGATTGAACATCGTGAAATTACTCTCTGATATCTCATTCGTCGGCGGGCACGACCTTGATGCCGTGGGTAGCAGCACGGGCCTCTGCGTGGGCCGATCGTTGCGTCTGGTGGTCGTAGCAGAGGACTGAGGCGTCGTCCTCGGCATAGAAGTAGTTGAACCTCTCGCGCATGAATCGCTTGTAGCTGTGACCAGCAGGCGAGAGCTTCGCAATCTGCAGTCGTGTCTGCCTCGGCAGTCCTGACATGGCGCGGAAGCGCTCCATCTTGTAGAGGCGCCTCAGTTTCTGACGGAACATGGGGAGGGCGGACGCCCGGAACCGGTGCGTCTCCTCCTTGGTGCGACGGCAGCCAGCCTTGTGGAGCATGTTCCTGACCGTCTCGATGGAAACCCCGAAGCGGTCGGCCATTTCCCGATGGGTGAACTCGTGGAAATGGTCGATGCACCATTGCCGGTCCTCGGCGCTGAGCTGGCTCTTCCTACTCATGGGCCTCAGGACTGATTGTCGTCGAGGTTGGGCCGATGCCGAAGTACTGGAGCTGGTCTTCCACGCTTCCGTACAGCTCCCGCTTCTCGGGCGGCAGTTCGGCATAGGCGGCGCGGATATTCCGCTCGATGCGCTCGTGGTCGAAGATGCTGCGCGTCATGTCCAGAAAGACGTATTCGGCCATGTCGCCTATCTTCTCGTCATACTTTTCTGTGTCGATGCCGTACTTCTCGCGCAGGAGCCTCTTGGCGAAGCTGATGACGTCGTGGAGGGCGAAGCGGCGGTATGGCTTGGCCCAATTGATGCCAGAGAGGCTGAACTCGGTCTTGATGATTTTCTCCGTCACGGTCGTCTGATAGACTGCCGTGGCGTATATCTGCGCCACGAAGGCCATATCGAGGGCCGTGGCGGGCTCGCGCTCCTGCTTGAAGACGTCGTAGCAGGCGGAGCGGAGCTTCTCGATGGCCGCCGACTGGTCGCCGACGACGCAGCCGTTGTAGGTCTCGATAAATTCCTTGTCGGCGAGGCGCTGGTGGTAGGTGGTGGCCTGTCGGAGGGCGTTCTTCATCCGCTGGAAGTAGTCGGCGGTGGTGGCGTCCTGCTGGGCTGGTCGGTGGAACCTGAACCAATCGACGCAACCGAGGTAGGCCTGGTAGACCACTTCCGCCACGCTGCCGGCGTGCATGATGAGGAAGTGCTCGAGCTTGTAGCCCGAATCAGTTATCTGCTCGTTGCTCACATGGGCGGGCACCGTCAGCTGGAAGGAGATGCCGCGGTCGTCTTTCAGCCTGACCGTGCGGAAGGCCCGGAAGTGGCTCAGCGGGCCCGGGGTGCGTATCTGGAAGCCGCTCATAGGTCGCCTCCTTCCTGCTGCTGGTTGTCGCGGCGTATGCGCCCGAGGATGATGGCGATGATCATGGTGACGCCGATGGCGAAGAGCATGAGGGCGAGGATGACGACGGTGATGGTGGGGAGCAGCACCCATGGCCAGGGCCAGCTGACGATGCCGAGCAGTCGGAGGGCGAGGGCGAGGGCCTGGAGGATGATGAATGCGGTGAGCGTGTTGCGCATAGTTTTTGTAATCTTTCTAAATGCTAAAACGAATAGTTGACGGAGAGGCCCGCGCGGGCGAGGAAGCAGCGCTTACCCGTGGCGATACGGACGCGGCGGGTGATCTTGCTCTCGTTGTTGACCGAGTTGCGCTCGGACATGTGGAGGAGCATGATGTCGCGGGTCTGGGAGAGGTCGGCGGAGCGGAGGATGGCGACGGCGTTGGCCACGGAGAGGTGGCTCTGTCGGATGCGGTCCTTCTGTGCCGACGGCAGGTCGGAGAGGTGGAGGATATAATCGTCGTAGTTGGCCTCCAGCATCCAGTGGACCACGCCCGTGAAGTGGTAGGGCGTGTAGCGCATGCCATGGGGCGTGAGCTCTTCGCGGGAGAGCGACTCGCAGTCGGTGGCGAAGAGGATGCGTCCCGTCTCGGGGTGGTCGATGACGAAGCCGACGTTGGGGCAGCGTGTGCCGTCGGGGTCGTAGTGGATGAGGGGGAAGGGGAGCACGCGGAAGCGCCCGACGGTGGCCCAGCGGCCCGGGGTGATGGTGGTGGAGAAGGGGTCGTGGATGGCGCATCGCTCCATGACGTCGGCCGTGGCGAGCACGGGGACGCCACCCTCCGACCACTGGCGCGCATAGGCGGCGTGGTCGGCGTGGCGGTGGGAGACCAGGTGGCCCGCGAGGCGGGAGAAGTCGGACCCGAAACAGGCGTACATGCGGGCCTCGGGGCGCACTCCGGCCTCGATGATGAGGGCCTCGGTGGGAGAGTGGAGCAGGTAGCAGTTGCCTGCCGACCCGCTCCCGAAGACTGTTATCTGCATAGGCTACACGGGACACTTACGGGTCTTGTCGTCGCCGTTGGCGGCGGGCGTGTCGCTGCCTATCTCCACGGCCTCTGCCTCCTCTGCCTCGTTGGCCGCCTGCTCGAAGGGGTCGAGCTGGGCGGTGGAGGCCGAGCGGGGCGGGAGCGCTTGCTGGCCGGGGGCGGGGGTGTTGGCCTGATCGCGCTCGGTGGTGGCCGTCTGCGTGGCCATGAAGTCGTCGCGGTCGTCGGATTCGGATGAGAAGCCGTCGGCGGTGGATTCGAGGGCTATCTTGCAGGCGCGGGCTATCACGGTCTTCTTGGCCATCTGGTCGGTGAAGTTGCGATGGGCCGGGCTGGAGCCCTTGGCTGCTCCCTGTCCCCAGGCTGAGCGGATCATGTCGATGGTCATGACCTCGATGTGGCGGGAGCCGTCGCGCATGATGACGACGGCGTAGGCTGCCACGATGTTGGCCGGGGTCATGTTCTGGATGCTGGTCTTGTGGGCGACCAGCTGGTAGCGTCCGTCCTCATCGACCGTATAGGTGAACTCGTCGCCCTTATAGACGACCTGGGCGTTGACCGCCTGGATGTCGGTGTCGCGCTTGGCTCGCATCAGCTTGCCGGTGTACTTCTCCCAGAAGGTGAGCTGGTTGCCCGTGGGGATGAAGTAGCAGTGGTGCATGGGGTGCTCGCCACGGATCACCATCTCCAGCAGGCAGTTGGCTATGCTGGCGCGGGTGCAGGTCTGCGTGGCGGGACGGTCTGCCTTGTCCTTGATGCTCTGGAGGTAGAGCCAGGCCGACTTGAGGGCGTTGCCGACGTGGTAGCCGTCGGGGAGGGTCAGCTCGTTGGCCGCCTCCATCGTGGTGACGCGGTGGAGCACCTGGTCGGCGATGGAGCCTTCTTCGATGGTGGCCACGGCGGTGGGCTTGTCGGTGGGTTGTGCTGTCTGTGTCATTATTTTTCTGCTTCTTGTTGTTCTCGTATTTCTTTCAAAATGCCCGGGACCTCGTGCTTGAGGTAGCTCTTGCAGGCCTCCACCTCGCATTTTGCAAATTCACCATTGCGGAAGGCCTCGGACGTGAGGGCGAGGTAGATGTTGGCGACGTGAAGGGCTAACAGATCATTGAGCTCGTCGTAGGTGAACTTTACAGGGTCGCTCGGTTCGAGGCCTTGTGTCCTTTTACCAAGCGTCTCCATGAACGAAGCGGTTCTCTTGATGGTTCTCAGTGCGGCGATCTTATTGACGCCGATGTCCCATGATTCGTCTTTAAGCGCTTCGTTTACGATTCTCTGAGCTGAGTTAGTCTCTTCCATTGCCGGCCTCCTTTCTGTGTATTTCTTTTTGTATTTCACGAAGAGCCTGAGGCATCATTCTTCTGCAAAACGAATGGCGGAATTCAGAATCCGAAGCGAGGCGGAGCGTCGTGATGAGCATAGCTTTCTTTAGGCTGTTGAGCTCTTCGAGCGTGCAGGATACAGGCTCACCTTTCGCGGCCTGTGCGATTTTCTTGTTGATCGAATCCATGGCGTCACTCGCCATTTGTAATTCATCGCAAAGCCATTTATCGATATTCACTGTCTCTACCTCTGAGCCGCTCTCGTCGGTGTCGTTGTCCTCTTCTGTCTCGTCAGCGTTCTCGTGGGATTGATATACCTTGCCGACACAGTCGCTGCGGAAGATTTCACGGAAGGATGGCAGGAAGCAGGCGATGCAGAGGTTGCCCTGGTAGTATTCCACGACCTTGAAAAAATCGCCACAGGTGATGCTCATCGTCTCGTCTGATTCTCCTTGGCTGGCCTCGGTCAGGTATTCATCTACGAGGTCGCTGTTTTTTTTGACATCCTGCAAGCTGTTGAGAACGATATGCTTCTCGGATGGCGAAAGGTTATCTATTTCTTCTTTGCACAATTCGATGTGCATTTCAGCTACTTTATTCATTTTCTATAGTTTTTTTGTCGGTTTATTCAAAAAGTGATGACGGTGTGATCTGCTCGACGCTGAGCTTCTTGGCGGGCGAGACCTCCAGGAGGATCTGCTGGCCGAGGGTCGGGGCCACCTTGTTGACGGCCTCGGCGTTGTCGATGACGATGGGGGCGACGATGTTGTAGTGGCGGGCGAGGGCGTTGATCAGCTCCAGCCCCGCGTTGATGCGCTCTGAGGTGGAGAGGCCGGAATAGGGCACGCCATCGACGCTGAGTTCGCAGTGGCCCACCTCGCGACCGTTGAGCAGCTCGCGGCTGAGGCGGAAGCGGACGGAGGGGAAGAGGTCGTTGACGCGCTTCTGGAGGTCGTTGGCCTCCATGAGCTGGAGGCGCTCGGCGGCTTCGAGGCGGGTCTGCATCCTGGCTACTTCGCCGGAGAGGGCCGTGCGCTGGGCCTGCAGCTCTTTCTCACGGCGGATGTACCCGTCTATCTGCTTGCTGCGGTCGATGGTCTGCTCCAGCAGTCGGAGCTCCTTGCGGTAGGCCTGCTCCTCGGTGCGGAGGGCGGCGAGCTGGGGCGGTTCCTGAGCCTGCGTGGTCTGCTCCAGCTCCTTCACGCGCTGGTCTATCTCGGCGGTGAGGCGCTGCCAGTCGGAGGCGTCGTGGTAGTCGGCCTGCTCTATCGGCTCGGCCTCGGCCTTGCTCAGTCGCTCGCGTGCCTCAGGCATCAGGCGCTCTGCCGTGGCCATCTCCTCGCGGGCGGCGGCGCTGAGGTCCTGGAGGCGCTGCTTGGAGGCTGCGAGCTTCTTGCCCTCTTCGTCGAGGGCGTCCTGCTGCCTCATCTTGCGCTCGTTGAAGCGCATCACGGCCTCGACGCGCTTCTGCTCGGCTTGGTCCTGGGGCAGGGGCTGGCCGCAGGTGGGGCAGACGGCCTCCTCGGCGTTCCATGAGAACGACAGTCGCTCCACCTCCTCCCATCGGCTGCGGAAGTCTTCCAGCTGCTGCTCCAGGTCTTTGAGACGGCGCTCGTGCAGTCCGAGCATGGTCTTGGCGGCGGTGTGGCGCTCCTCGGTGGCCTCCAGCTCCTCCTTGGCCTTGCAGACCAGCGACTGGTGGAGCGTGCGGGCCTCGCGGTTCTGCTTCTCGATGCGGTCCTCGATGGCGGCGCGCTGCTGGCGCAGCTGCTGGATGTAGGCGCGCTGGTCGTTGTAGCGCGCATTCTCGGCCCTCACCACGCCGGCCATGCTGTCTATCTCCTGCGTCACCTGTCGCAGTTTCTCCTCGATGCCCTTGGCGTGGCGCTGGGCCGTCTTGCCGTCGGCGCCCTTGGCCTTCACCTGCTCGATGAAGCCCTGCACCTCGGAGAGGCGGACGGGGATGAGCTCCAGTTCCTTGCGCGTGCGCTGGAGGTCGTAGCTGAGTCCCTGACGATACTGGTCTATGGAGCGCTGGCCGAGCTCATCGACCACCTTCAGCGCCTCCTCGTCCTTGGCGGCGATCTCGGCCAGGGTGCGCGTGCCGACGATCTTCACCAGCAGACGGTACTGCTGGTCCATCGGCAGCGAGGGGAAGTAGTCGGGCGTGGTCAGCGCGCGGAATAGCTCCTCCTTGACGATGGTATCGACGTGGGAAGAGAAGTCGGAGGACGGCAGCGGGCGCCCGTCGATGTAGCAGGTGGTCTGGTGGCCGTCGAGCTGCTCGCGGGTCATGCCTCGCTTCTGTACCCACTTCTCCGAGCGGCGGCGGCGAAGCGTGGTCGGCTGGCCGTCGATGAGCATCTCCAGCTCCACGCTCACGTCGAGGTTGTGGATGATGCGGCCCTCGTCGTCCACGGGGTCGATGGGGAAGGCGGTGCGCCGACGGCTGTCCTTGCCGAAGAGCACCCACGTGATGGCGTCGGCCACGGACGACTTGCCCAGGCCGTTGGCACCCGAGATCCTGATGGACCGTCCTTCGAGGTTGGCCTCGAAACTGACCAGTCCGCGGAAGTTGCGGATGCGGATTTTCTTAAACTTGATTTCCATAATTTTTCTTATGCTTGGTTGGTTTAAATTCTGACATAGACCGAGAGGCCCGTCTGGCGCTCGAAGAGCTCATGCACGCGGCTCCAGAAGCGGGTGAAGGTCTCGGGAGGCTGGTGGCGCTGGAGGATCTCCTCGTAGTGGAGGCGCTTCCATGCGATGTAGGCGGGCGACTGTACCCGTCCGTAGCCGTTGCCGGCGTGCTGGATGGTGTGGCCCTGCGGGCGGTCCGCCTGAGGTCCCAGCGGGTCGTAGCCCGGGCAGGTGGGCAGGTCGGGCTTCAGCAGCTTCTGGCAGCGCCGGGCGTCGTCGCCGCGGTCGAGCGTCTTGTGCTGACAGGTGGCGCAGCAGCATCGGATGGTGATGCCGTGTGGGTTTCGGATATATTTCTCCATGTTTCTGGATTTGTTTCTTTGCTCTAAAATTGCCGCTGACGGGCCTACGGTCGATTTTGCGGGCGTTTCTCCCCGTCGGCGGGCGTTTCCTTGTATCCTCTCGTTTTCTTCGCTCTAAGGCACGTTTCTGCGCTTTTTGTCGAAATGGCGACGGATGGCCTCGCCCAGATATGCGGCTGCCTCCCGCTCGGAGGCGCATCGGATGGCTTGTCGCACGTTCTCGGGCGTGAAGACTTCGCAGAGGCCGACGCGCAGGCCGCCGTAGTAGGTCTCGCCCACGGCCTCCACCTCCTGGCGGTCCCGCTCTTCCTGCTCCTGCTCGGTGCGACTGTCGGGGTCACCGGGCACGCGCCTCACGAAGTGACTATCCCTGCAGAAGCCATGGATGTAGAGCGGGTGCTCCGTGGTGGCTCTGCGGATGTAGCGGGCCAGCGAGATCAGTCCGTCGCCCTTGCCGCCTTCGGGATGGTCTCGGGATGCGTTCGGGACAGAGGCGCGGTCGGCGGCCTCGTGCCATTTCTGGGTGAACCGCTGAAAGCCCGAGACCACGTCGTTGAGGTCGAAGGACGAGAGGCTGCGCTTGTAGTCGCCATAGTTGGCCGCGTAACTCATCAGCTGGTAGAGCGTGCAGCGGCGGGAGTAGCGGCCCATGAATTGGCCGACGGCCAGCTCCACGGCCTGCTGGGAGACGTTGAACGAGGCCGACGAGAGCGAGGCCAGCCCGCTGATAGCGTTGCGGACAATGGCCCTCGGCAGGTCGGCGTCGTGGTAGAGCGTCGCCACGTCCTGGAGCGTCGGGCAGGGTCTCACGGCCACACGCCCGTCGATAGGACCGGCGAAGCGCTCCCAGTGGGTCGGAGCAAACCAGGCGTAAACGCTCGCGCCGTCGGGAAACTTCATCAGGAACGTGCTCCACTCATGACTTTCTGGAGTATTTTGCACGGTCGGCCTCGAGGGCGACTGATAGGTCGGAGTGTCGTACATGGGCGGTTGTTCTTTGTTGGTTCTTCTGTTTCTCGAAATGGCGACGGGCCCAGTCGTAGAAGTGCTGGCGATAGTGGCCCGTGTCTGTGTGCGGCGTCTTCTTGGCGTTCACCTCAGAGGTAAAGACGGCGAGAAGGTCGAGGAGGGAGCGCTCGTTGGTGTGGAGGTTGCTCGTTGCGTACTGGATGAAGTCGGCGTCGTTGGCTATCTCCACGCGGTAGCGGTTGTTATCGACTTCCGAAAATTTACTAACGACTTCACGCGCATGAGGAGGAAGAGGAGAGAGTAATGAGGTATTATCCTCATTACTTCTTCTTCCCTTCTTGTTATTCCTATTATTATAGGCTTCCGCATTTCTTTCGCATTTCTTTCGCACATCTTTCGCATTTCTTTCGCAACGACTCGTTTGTCGCTCTTGGTAACTATCATAGTTGCAGATTGTTATAGTCGTTTTGTTATGCGCAACTTTAATGCTAATAAATCCGCAACTTTTCAACCGTTTTATCCGCAACCTTGTAGAAGACTCGGGAGCTCCGAGCGCCTCGGCCAGCTCCTTGATACTCGTTACTACCTGCCCCCGCTTGATAGTCAGGCCTTTATATTTCCTATCCTCGTGCGTGGCCGTCAGCAGCAGATGGACAAGCAGATGCACCATGTGGGCGTCTCCGTACCACTCCCACTCCAGCAGCTTGCGATGGAGTTTCACCCAGCCGCCGCCCGGTCCTGTCGGATGCTCGGAGGATGGCGTGCGCATGATTCAGTTTTTTTGCTAACTTTGCACCATCAAAAGCGAATGATATGGACAAAATCAAGTTTTACAAAGAGTGTAAGGGCGCATTGGACGTCCTCAATTCTAAGGGTATCATCAAGCCAGAAGACTATCCGCTGGCGGTTGTCGCTAAGCTCCGAGAGATCGGAGCGAAGCCCGTGACGACTGGCTTTGTCAGCTGCCGACAGACACGAGAGGCAGAAGCCATCGGCGTCTTCGATGACATGATAGAAGACGAGCGACAGAGGCAACGCACGGAGCGGAGAGCGAAGCGGGCGGAGATTATATCGATAATTTCTATCGCAATAGCTTTAGCAGCACTGCTGCTACCAGTGATACTACGCTGACTACGAGCGCGACCCACGCAAGTATCTCAGAGTTGCGGGCGCGGTCGTCGAGGTCGTTCCAATCCATGACTATTTCCTTTCTTTTTGATTATGGTTGTGATGATGTCGGACGCTTCCGCCCGGCCACTCTGCGTTTGTGGTGGCTTGTGACACCCAGGCCGTGAAGCCTGGCCGCATTAGCCGGACTTTGATATAGGAGCTACACCGCGCCATTGCCCTGGCGGGTCGCCTCAACCTACGTTCATCCATCGTCGGCTATGTCGTGCCCGCTCTTGGCGGACTGCTCCCGATGCTACTTCCTACGCTCACCGACGACCTGTAGTTAGCCGCCGACCCTTGCGGGCGGTAGTACGACCTCATCTCGTTGTGGATGGCTTGCTCGTGCGCCAGCAAGCGGGCGGCCTGTCTTCGATGAGCCGACAGGCGGGCTCTATGGGTTGGGGTGGCTTATTCGTGGGCTACTTCCCGCGCATCTCGCGCCACAGCTGGGCGATCGTGCTGCCCATCATGCCGAGCAGGAGGGCGAGGAGAGCCGCTAAGATGATTGTATGTACCATTTTTAACACATTTTTCGGCTCGCTCGAACCGATTTAAGATTTGTTAATTTTTCGGGAGAGGCCGTCCGAAAACTTAATTAGGGAAGCAAACAACTGAATTGAGCATTTTTCT